TCTAATTCTCAAAGCATCTAATGGACAAAAGATATATTTTTGTCATGGTAAATATAAAGATGTTTTAAAAGTTGCTCAACAATATGGTATGTGCACAGTCCAAGGGCACTATCACACATGCTACAAAATAGATTATTGGAGTAATCCCAATGAACTACTTTGGGGTATGCAAGTTGGGTGTTTAATCAACATGAAAAGTTTAGCTTTTGAATATAATAAACTTCAGAAGTCTAGACCAGTAATAGGAACAGGAGTTATCATTGATGGATTGCCTAAATTGATCCCAATGGTTTTAAAAGACAATGGCAGATGGAATAGAAAAATTACCTAGAGGTATTAGAAATAAAAATCCAGGTAATATAAAACTAGGTACAGATTGGGATGGTTTGGCTGCTGAGCAGACAGATCCAACTTTTTGTATATTTGATGAAGCTGTAATGGGTATACGTGCATTAATGCGTATATTGCTTACATACAGATTCACACATAATAAAAAAAATATAGACTCAATTATTAGAAGATGGGCTCCCCCATCAGAAAATGATACAGAAGCATATATTAAGTTTGTTGCAAAACGTATGGAAATAGAACCTATGGCTATGATAGATAATAGCATAGAAGGATACTTACCTTTGGTAAAATCAATAATCCAAATGGAAAATGGTATGCAACCTTACGATGATGAACTTATTGTGGAAGGAATGTACAAAGCATGGGAAGGGCATCCAACTGGTTCTTCAGCTTAATTATGAATATTGGTTTTAAATTACATAAGTATGGCTGGGAAAAATTACACAAAAATAGTAAGTATACTCACTATCAAGGTGGGCGTACTCATATAATGTACAAAGTAAAAAAAAAATAATATGTGGTTGAATTTATTATCATTAGGCGTTAAAACAGCGTCTCACATTTATCAGAACAAACAAAAAACAAAACAATTAATGTCAGATGCTCAGCGAGTACATGCTGAACGTATGGCGAAAGGCGAACTTGAATATAAAGCGAAAATTATTGAGAGTAATGATAATGGTTGGAAAGACGAATTTGTCCTTATTCTCGTATCTTTGCCTATTCTTTTATTGGGTTGGTCTGTGTTCTCTGACGATCCTGAGATTCGTGCTAAACTAGACTTGTTTTTTGAATACTTTAAGAACTTACCATACTGGTATCAAGCTATATTTATAGGAGTGGTTAGTGCTATTTATGGTCTTAAAGGTGCTGATATTATGCGAAAGAAATGATTGACCACTCTAAATGTAAAACTTGTAAAAAAAAACTTTTACACAGATATGTAGTATTTGACAAAGACAAGTATTGTCTAAAATGTTTCTATATGTCTGGTAAATCATTACCAATATTTCATGGTGAAACTAAACGAAAACACAAACGTAAGCCTACCAATTAGAAATCTGATTGCACTTGTTGCAGCAGTTGCTATAGGTGTATGGGCATATTTTGGTATAGTAGAAAGATTAAATAAATTAGAGACATCTGATACTCTCTTTCAAGCAGATCTTTTAAAAAAAGCTGAACAAGAACCAAAAAATCTAGAGATGTATATGCTTATTGAACACCTTGCAGGTCAGATAGAATCTATTGAAAAAGAGATTGAAGCATCAAGATATAATAAAGTAAATATAGATCATCTTAAAGAACAAGTAGATTTATTACAAAAAAAAATAAATGGTAATCACTAATGATAGAAACAGTAATTGCATTATTAATGATCGTTGATCATGAAATAAAAGAACATAGAATACAACCAAACATGTCAGAATGTTTACGTGGTAAAAGAATAGCAAACAGAAATGCATCACCCTCTACCGAGTATAGATGTATTATATCTAAAGCTGAAACAGAAATATATATGGGTGAAAAATCTATTAAAAAGTTGATATTAGATGATAAAAGCAAATAAAAAAAGAAACCCTATTGCTAAACAGCTTAGGCATTTTAAAAATAAAATTATTAAAAATAAAAGACGTTACGATAGAAAGAAAGAGCAACAAATGTTGCATCATAGTCAAGCACTATAATCTCTCTCTATAATCATTTCTAAATAGTGAATAGCTTTTTCTATATCTTTCTTTTTACCTTTTTGTTTATGTCGGCATATGTATTTGATAGCATTGCCTTCAGCAAATGGTAGATTATTTTCATTTATGAAGTATGCAGGTTGCACTTTCATCTTTGAATAATGATTACCATCAACCTGTTTATTGAGTGTGTCATAAGTCATATCTTTAAACATATCTATATCAGTCATTAAAATTTTAACCTATACCGACCAGGACGATCATCTCGTTCTGGTTTTTGTTTTCTGTAGTAGTTTCTTCTTAACTGTTTGATATCATGTTTCATTGCTTTTGTCATTTTTACATGAGTATAATCAGGATCTAAATCTGCTAATCTACATATTATTCTAAAATCTCTAGAGTTACTGGTCAGCCAGGACACAGCTTGATCTCTATGATATTGGTAATATCTATCTACCCCTTGATATGCAGCATCATGTATTGCTTGGGTTATTACATTTAAAAACATTCTTTGCTCAGGAGTCCTCATCTGTAACTTCGTATGTCATACGTTGTTCTATTGGATCTGTTTCACGCCAGTTCAATGTAGATGGATCTATAGCTCTAACAATCTTTAACGCCTCCTCATCTGAGTCAGCTTTAATAATTATTTCTGTATATGCAGGTAACTGCACCCATCTCTTGAACTTATAAATCATATATTATTTTTACGTCTACTAGCTTCTAATGTTCTAAATAGATCTATAACAATTCCTTCTTTATCTCTTTTATTCTCAAGCGTACTCGCTGTAACCTCTGCATTAAATAATTCCTGTACTGCATCTTTATATATATCACTTGCGTAGTAGGTTTGCTCTTTAGCAGATACACTTTTATCACTTGTATTACCTGTGATATGGAGAGCTTTCTTTCTCTTAAGAAGCCTATCCAAATACTTAACCTGAGCATTAGCTTTTGCATTCTCTTCGTCTGTGTCTGCTAGATACTTCAACGCATCTTCCAATCGCTTTTCTGTAATCACTCTTATCCTCCTTTAAATATAATTTATATAATTTCAACACCAAATCTTCATTCTTATACGTGTTTATACCCATCATTTCTAGTTCTAATTTGAACAAATACATCCGAAAAAATCTCCTGTTCCATCATTCATTACATGACGATTAATTTCATCGTAGTATGTTGTTAAGTGTAGTCTTAGTATATCACATAGATCAAAGCAACTGACCTCTGTAAAGAGTTCAATACCTTGCATCATTTCTTTTGTGACTGAAACTAGACTATACACTCCATCATTGAGTAGTATTAAGTCCATAAAATCTTTCTGTTACTGGGCAGGGAGCACCCACCCAGCAACTATCATTAACTCGAGGGAGATAAATGATTCTGTTAAAATGGAGCTTCGTCTCCATCATATTGAGCATTCAATATCTTACGTACATAGCTATCAATCTTGTTAAAATCAACGTCATTGCCTGATTGTATAGCAGCAGATAATAAATTACTCATAGTCAATCTGTACTTTTCTTTCCATTGTGCAGCAGGATCTTTGCTTGTAGCTGATGCTGTAGTACCATTTGGTACAGCAACCTCACCACTTAACAACTCAATAGCATTAGCTGTTTGATATTGTTTACCTGTCTTACTTGTTCTTACTGGCTGTGCTGCAATTTTTAATCTTGCACCTTTTTGCCAACGTGAAGCTCCAATAGCCTCACCATAGATAGTCATATCAGTACCATCGTCTTTAGTTACGTATACTGTTACGCCACCATCATCTTTCTCAAAAGCTCTTTTAAATGAGCATTCAAAGGTTTCAGTTTCCATTATCTGTCTCCTATTGTTTATTTGTTTTATTATTTTACCTAATCTTTGCATAAGTATTTATAGATTATTTTAATACTTTCGTCCAGATTTCTTTAGCAAATTCTTCAGATCCAGGACTACCCTTCCATCTGAAGTTGTCGCATATCAAAGGAAATATGCGTACAACATCATCTTTAGTTTTACATATTTCTAATATGTGTTCGATATGCTTCATTGCATTGATAATATCATTTAGATCTGTACGATCTACCATATCTACACAATATTCATCTTTTGGAGAACAATACAATAACATTGTAGGTTTACCAAATATATCTCTGTATAGACATTGTTGACGTACATCAGCAGGTTTTGGATACCATTTAGGATCTACATGACCTGCTTTTAGTCGTCTAATATATGCTGTAGCTTTTGTATCTATAATACATTCATCAAACTCAAAATC